TCCTTCCCGTGCTACCGCCACTGCCTGCGACAACAGGAGTCACAATCAAATCATTCTTGCCGAGTGGCAACGCCAAATCGTCATAATCAAGCTCCAAGTCGGCTTGGATGACTTTGTAGCCAATGCCCTGTTCATGAGCGTGTAACAGCTCATCCTGAAGCTTTGGATAGTTAATGCAAAGCAGCTTTAACGCCTGAGCAGGCGATTTCAGGTTGTGGTACTGGTGCTCTGCGCCGTACCGTTCCCCTAGTTCACCTAGCAGCCGAACGGTCTGCTGCATAGCGAAAGACCGCGGCAACCCTAGAGCCATAGTATCGCCCAAGTGGTTCGATTGCACTGAGCGAATCTTGCCGTTGATGCAAAATTCGTTCGTCAGACAGCAAAACTGCGGCGTGCATCGGGTCTTTCGTTCCAAGCTTCATAATCAGCACATCGCCAGGGCGGCGACTGCTGTACTCAACCTGCTGAAAACCAATCCGCTCGGCCTGCGCCAAAAAAATGCTGTCGCAAGTTTCTAAATCATCAGGCCGCTCAAAATCTGGCAACCGCACGCCTTGCAAAGCAAAATAATCACGCACCAACGTGAAGCAGTCGTAAGCGCCATAGGCCCACTGACGGCCTAGCAAGGATTGATAGTTGACCATTTATCTTCTGGCATGGAGTAGATGTGCCAAGGGACTTTCGTCCCACAACACGCTTTGATGTCAGCCTTGCTGGCGCGGCCGCCCATTGGGTGCGAATGCACAACAGCCTCAACCGCACCAAACAACGCAGCTACTGCATAGTCACAGGGGTTCAGAACAAAATCTTGCTCTGGGTTATCGGCAATGTTTCGACAGCGCCAATACTGACCATCCACCACGACACCGCAAGCCTCTCTAGGCGCTTGCTGCAGTGCGTGCTCCTTTGCTTCAGATCTGAAGTCTTGCACCTGGAAAACCTCCAAACGGCAAGTCACCAGACTGAAACCGCTTTTCACAGCTTGAAATCTTCTTGGCGCACTTGTCGTTAGCGGCAGATGTTGGGTTGTCGTTTAGGTCGAAGCAGCTGCTGCCCGTATAGCTGCAGAACTTGCCGCGATACTCCCATTGGCAGTGCTCAACAATTTGACGGCCAGGTAACCGAAGATTGGTCAAGTCGAGCTTGCTAACCAGCTCAAACTCAACCACCTGTGGATTTTCATTTGCAACGCGGTCGATGTACCAAATCTCATCTTCAAACTTTGCCGTAGGGTCTGCCGTTGCATTTGTCCCTCCCGTAAAGTTCACAGCGTCTAAAAACTTTTTACACGTCCTTATCCGAGTCACCTTTGCTTTCAAAGGGTTATACAGCACAAGCAAGGTTGAAATAGAGCTGTTTGCATTAGCAACACGCATTGACGGGCGTGGCAAAGAGCCTTTGCTTGTTTTTTCAAATCCATCAACCTCAATTGGGAAGGCAGCGTAAGTAATACCGTTGAAAACAACATCTGCAGACAATTCGTTCGTTCCAGCGTGATAATAAAACGTCTCATCAATGCCATTGATTGCGCTGGTCAGCTCAAGTTCAAACACCTCAATAATTGCTGAGGGCTCTAAAGACTGGAGCTGTTCCTGAATTGACTGTGGGACGGTCATGCTTCAAACACCTGCACAAACGTGGCTTGGATAGTGGCACGATTCAAATATGGTATTGATTTTTCCCATGCAAGGCAAATAAATTTGCTGCTGCTGGATTCCCCCGGCGGTGTGAAATCAAAATTTTCAACGCCTGCGCGGGCGTCTAAGAATGTTTCGATAGTGTCCGCATCAGTCTCAGAAACCACAAAAGTCAGATCAAACTCCTTGGGGTCTTGGTTGATGCCAAAAGTAGTGCGCTGACTGTAACCACTGCCAAACTGCGCGATACGCACATTGGGTTGGCTGCGTTTTTGAACGCCGTAAGTTGGTGTGATCGAAGGGAAAGTAGCCATCAGGTTGAGAGCAAGCCGCCTGGACGTTTCTGCTTAATTAATTCTGCCTGCACTGCCGCTCCAATGGCAGAACCAAGTTGTTTTGCTTGGCGGCCATCGCCTTCAACACTAGAGCCAGAGGCATCAACGTTCACAGTCACGTTAGCGCCGCCTAGGGCACTGTTTGGCGTAACGCTGCCGGTCCTGCCTGGCGTGAATAGTTCAGGGCCACGCTCACCCACGATGAAAGAGCGGCCCCCAGTTGCAGTTCCCCCGTCAGCTAGGAAACCGCTAAACAGGTTGCCCAGCAATCCTTTGCCTTTTGACAGGCCGCCTCCCATGCTGCCGAAGAACAACATGTTCTTGGCGACCTTCAACAGATCGTTAGCCAAGTTGTTCAACAAGTTAGACGCCGATTCAGCCAGCGTTTGAGTGCCCATGACAGCGCCCTTGAGTGCATCGACAACGCCGTTAGCAATGGTGTCAGCGATGCCCTGATACCGCTGCGCTAATTGTTTAATTCGCTCTGCTTCTGCATCCTGGGCTTTTTTGAGATTCTCTGCATTTTTCTGCTGCTGATCTGCTATTTCTTGGTCCTTGTTTTGCTTAAACAACTGAAGCTCATTGACAGTGAACAGTCTTCTCAATTGCTGAATTTGCTGATCGGCTAAATCATTTCCTATAAGAGCACGTTGTTCGTCAACTTCTCTAATTTGTTGCTGCAGTTGAACCATTCTTGCTTCTTCTTCGTTACGTGCTTTTGCAACATTCGTCTGATCTTTTAATGCCTGTATGGTTTCAGCAGCGTTTTTACGTGCAGCTATGCTTGGATCGACTGGGGCACGGCTCGCCCTTCCCTTTGATGCCTTTGGTTTACCTAATTTAGGCGCTCCTTGGAGGATGCGATTGACTTCTTCCATGCTGAAGTTCTCAGCCATGACATCTTTTGCATTCAAAAAGTTTTCAAAATTCACTCTTACATTCGCTTCATAGTCTTGAGCCACAAGCTGCTCAAGCTCCAGCCTCAGCTTCTCAACTTCTTTTTTCTGAGCATGTATTGATTCAGCATGGTCAAATCCGCTGGTGATCATTTCATCTAGTCTTTTTTCTGCTTTGGCTAACGCCGCGCGGTGATTAAAAATTTGATCGTTGTATGCCTGAAGATCGTTGCTAGTGCCATTTAACAACTGATTTAACTCTTCTTGTTTTTTTATGTAACTAGCGGTTGCTATCCCTGCAGCAGTTAAGCCAGCAACCAAAAGAACCCAAGGATTTGCCAACAGCAAAGCATTCAATGCCGCAATTTTTATCTTCATCGCAGCCAAGAACCCAAGCGTGGCAGCCTTTAAGGCGATGAAAGCCTTGACCGCAAAGTTCACTGCGACAAGGCCGCCAACAAACATCCCTATCTTTGCGGCTGCATCCAAGACCGGCTCTGGAAGCTCGCTGATGTTCCTAATTAAATCAGTTGTCGCTGTCACTGCCGGGATCAAAGCAGGCAGCAACTCGTCCCCAATAGCAATGGCTAAATCATCGGTGGCATTCTGAAAATCTTTGAACTTCTGCACATCTGATTCTTTGATGATTTGTGCGATTGCCGCGCCACCATCTTTTTCGGCCCTTTTTAACGCTTGAATGACGATGTCAGATGTCAGCAACCCCTCTGAAGCGAACTTCTTAAGTTCGCCTTGGGCCACCCCAGTCACATCACTGACAGCAGTTAGCAGCCCTGGAACCTGCTCTGCAATGCTCCTAAACTCATCTCCTTGCAAAGCGCCTGAGCCCAGAGCCTGTGCAAGTTGCGTGAACGCTGCGCTCGCCTGTTGAGATTCAACGCCGCTTAGTTTTGCGACTGTGTTGAAACCTACAAAGGTCGATTCAATATCTTTTAGGGAAACGCCAAGCGGGCGAAGCCTTGCAAAAATATCAGTTACGCCCTCAGCCGCCTCACGGTTGCTTAAACCAAACTTTTTGGCAGACCTTGCAATTACTTCCTGCGCTTGATCTGTCTCCCCGTATTGCTGCGTCAGCAGCTTGAGCCTTAACTGCAGCGAGTTAAAAGAAGCAGCAGCGCCTACAACCTGTTTAGTTAAAAGACCTAGCCCAATACCGCCTATGGCTTGTTTGATGCTGCTTAAACCACTTCCAAAATTTTTTAATCCTCCGCTTGCCTGCTTTGCGCTATCGCCCACCGCAACAAACTTTCCCTTTGCGTCCCTTAGCCGGCCGTTTGCGTCACGAACAGCACCATCCAGCTTGCGGGTCTCAGCCGTCACCCTTTTAAGAGGGTTGATGGCATTAGAGGCGTCAACGATTAGCTCAATGGAAGACCTAGCCACAACCGCCCCAGCACTAGCCCAATCTTACCGCTGCTTCATTTTTGCGCGATCCATTGCTTTTTCCTGCTCCTCATTCTTGATCTCGTAGAACGCAGCAAAATAGACAAGCTCCGCATCGGTCAGTTCCGTGCGAAGCCTGCTGACAGTCATGCCAAGCTCGCAGGCCAAAAAAAACTCAAAAGAAGTCCACTTGTCCTGCTTCAGTCGTTTTTTGCGTCGTCTAACCCGGCATCGTCACCAAGGCCAAACAAGAACAGCTCTACGTCATTTAAAACAGACTCAGGCAGCTTGCGCTGTAGCTTCTCAGCATCAGCCGCCGCGAAAGCTTTTGTGCCGTCCTCAAGCTCAGCCATCTGGCAAAGCATCTGCGTGCTAATCACCAAAGCCTCTTCAGTGCCCGCAAGACTTTGCGCCTTTTTGCGGTCAGCACGGGTGATTGGCTTGAAGTACAGGTCAACAACCTTGTCGCCTGCTTCGTTCTTTAATTCATACTTACGGCGCTGGTTGAGATCAAACGCCCCAACCAGCAAGTCAACCGTCCGTTCAGTAGCAGGCATTTAAGCAGCACATTTGCCGCTTAAATATAGCCTCCTTACTCCAGGTTGGAAGTGATAGTGCCGCTGGTGATAAAGCTGCAGCTAACAGTCACAAGCTCACCAACTGTGGAGCTGATTTCCATGTCGGTGATAATTCCAGCGAAGCTGACAGAATCAGTGCCGTTCGTGTTTCCGGTTGTGAACAACTCAAACGTCGCATCTGCCGCATCGCCTGTCTTGACCACATCCTCAATTAAGCCAGCCTGTCCCGTTGCGTCTGGGTCATACACAAGCTCAACAGTGCCGGAGCCGCTGATCATGCTGCCGACAAACTGACGGAAGGTGTTGCCGTGAACACTGGTGTCAAGCGTTTCTTTTGTGGTTGTCAGGCTCCAGCTTCGGGTGCCTACAACGGTCCCAAGAGTGCCTGAGCCAGTTTCAAATTCAACTGATCCAGCTTCGCCTCGGATGGTGGCCATGGTCAGAGTTCCTCGATGGATTCAAAGGTCACACGGACCTGTGTTTGAAAATAGCCCTCGGGTGCTGGTGAAGCCAGTGCCTCTGGACCAATTGGAGCGTCGAAGAAAACCCCCGACACGAT